GATCAGGCCTACAGCCAGGCCCATTTCGACGCCGTCTGCGAGAAGTACGGCGACCCGTCGGTGATGGACAAGTACGAGACGGTGTTCGTCGACTCCATCACCGTCGCCGGCCGGCTGTGCCTCCAGTGGTGCAAGGGACAGCCGCAGGCGGTCTCCGAGCGCACCGGCAAGCCTGACATGCGCGGCGCCTACGGTCTGCTCGGCCAGGAGATGATCGCCTGGCTCACCCATCTGCAGCACACCCGCGGCAAGAATGTCTGGTTCGTCGGCATCCTCGACGAGAAGCTCGACGACTTCAACCGCCGCGTCTTCCAGTTGCAGATCGAAGGCTCCAAGACCGGCCTGGAACTGCCCGGCATCGTGGACGAGGTCATCACCCTGGCCGAGATTCGCGAGGCCGACGCCGAGCCGTACCGCGCCTTCGTCTGCCACACCCTGAACCCCTGGGGCTATCCCGCCAAGGACCGTTCCGGCCGGTTGGACCTCATCGAGGAGCCGCATCTGGGCCGCCTCATGGAAAAGATCGCCGGCCCTGCGCGGCCCGCCTCCGAGCGCCTGCGCTTCGCCCGCCCCACGGACAACACTCCTGAACCGAATCGAGAGGTGACCTCATGAGCTACTTCGATTTCAACAACGCGGAAGACCAGACCGGCTTCGATCTGATCCCCAAGGGCACCCTGGTCAAGGTGCGCATGACCATCCGCCCGGGTGGCTTCGACGACCCCGCCCAGGGCTGGACCGGCGGCTACGCCACCCAGAGCCAGACCACGGGCTCGGTTTTTCTCAACTGCGAATTCGTGGTGCTGGAGGGCAAGTACGCACGGCGCAAGATGTGGTCGCTGATCGGTCTCCACAGCCCCAAGGGACCGGAGTGGGCCAACATGGGCCGCGCCTTCATCAAGGGCATCCTCAACTCCGCCCGCGGCGTGCATCCCGGGGACAACTCGCCCCAGGCGCAGCAGGCACGCCGGATCCAGGGCTTCCAGGATCTGGACGGCATCGAGTTCGTCGCCCGCGTGGACGTGGAAAAGGACCAGAACGGCGAGGACAGGAACGTCGTCAAGCAGGCGATCACGCCCGACCACAAGGACTATGCCGCGCTCATGGGGCAGCCTTCGGCGGCTCCGGCCTCGCCTCAGCAGACGCAGGCTGCGCCGGCCACCCCGCCCAACCGCCCCAGCTGGGCGCAGTGAGGAGGGCTGGAGATGATCCTGAGACCCCGACAGAAGGTGTTTGTCGAGCGCGTGCTCTGCGCGCTCGATGAGCACGGCGACACGCTCGGCGTGGCCCCGACCGGCGCGGGCAAGACTGTCATGCTCTCGGCGGCAACGGGCAACATCATCAGCGATACCGATGCCAAGGCCTGCATTCTCGCCCATCGCGACGAGCTGACCAGTCAGAACGCCGCCAAGTTCTCCCACGTCAATCCGAAGATCACCACTTCGATCTTCGACGCCCGGCAGAAATCCTGGGCCGGCCAGGCCACCTTCGCCATGGTCCAGACGCTCGCCCGGGAGCCCCATCTCAAGCGGATGCCGAAACTGGACCTGCTGGTGGTGGACGAGGCCCATCACGCGGCGGCGCCCAGCTATCGACGCATCATCGATCACGTCCGTGAACGCAATCCCCATGCCCGCGTGTTCGGCGTCACCGCCACCCCGGGCCGCGGCGATGGCAAGGGACTACGGCCGGTATTCAGCAACGTGGCCGACCAGATCACCCTGGACGAGTTGATCCGCTCCGGGCATCTGGTGCCGCCGCGCACCTTCGTCATCGACGTGGGGACCCGGGACGCGCTGTCCCGCGTGAAGCGCACCGCCGACGATTTCGACATGGCCGAGGTGGACGCCATCATGAACCGCTCGCCGGTCACCGAGGCCGTGATCCGTCACTGGAAGGAGAAGGCCGGCGACCGCCAGACGGTGGTGTTCTGCTCCACGGTGCGTCATGCCCGGAACGTGGCCGAGGCCTACGAGGCCGCAGGCGTCCCGACTGTCATGGTGCATGGCGACCAGCCTGCCGCCGAGCGCAAGGCGCAACTTGAGCGCCTCAATCGGGGCGAGGCTCAGGTGGTGGTCAATGTCGCGGTGCTCACCGAGGGCTGGGATCACCCGCCGACGGCCTGCGTGGTGTTGCTGCGGCCCAGCTCCTTCAAGTCCACCCTGATCCAGATGGTGGGACGGGGCCTGCGCACTGTGGACCCCAACGAGCATCCCGGCGTCACCAAGACCGACTGCATCGTGCTGGACTTCGGCACCAGCACGCTGCTTCACGGATCTTTGGAACAGGACGTCGACCTGGATGGCCGGACGTTCATGGGCGAGGCGCCGAAAAAGGACTGCCCCGAGTGTGGCGCCCAGGTGCCGGCGGCGTCATTGGAATGTCCCCTGTGCGGCCACGTCTGGGAGCGCCCGGAGCCGGACTCCAAGGCGGAGCTGACCGACTTCGTGATGTCCGAGGTGGATTTGCTCAAGCGTTCCTCCTTCCGCTGGTGCGACCTGTTCGGGGACGACGCGGCACTGATGGCCACCGGCTTCAGCGCCTGGGCCGGCGTGTTCTGGTTGTCCGGACGCTGGCACGCCGTAGGCGGCGGCAAGCAGCTCGCGACCCGGCTGCTTGCCATAGGCGAGCGCACCGTCTGCCTGGCCCAGGCCGACGACTGGCTCAATACCCACGAGAGCGACGACACGGCACGCAAGTCCCGCCGCTGGCTCAACCAGCCGCCCACCGAGCAGCAGCTGCGCTACCTGCCTCCCGAGTACCGCCAGGACTTCGGCCTGACCCGCTATCAGGCCTCCTGCCTGCTGGCGTTCAGGTTCAACAAGCGCGACATCCAGGCCCGGGTGTTCGGCGCGGCGGATAAGAAGGAGGCAGCGTGATATGCGCGGTATGCGGACGCGAAGGCCGGGGCTTTTGCTGGGTATCACCGCCCAGAGCCGGAGTAAAGCGGCAGTTCAAGCGCTTCTGCTCCATGCGCTGCCAGGACATTCATGCACGCAGGGCGAAGGCCGGAGGTGGCGTCGTGATTGATCCCACCCACAACGAGAAGGTCGCGATGGAAGCCGTGCTGCCCCGGCTCGGGGAATACGTCGCCTCCGTCGGCATGGACCGGCCGCTTGCCGACTACAGCCGGGAGGAGATCCTGCAACTGGTCGACGTGGTGCTCACCGCCTACTTCGACAACCTGCGGGATCTCACGCCCGATGACGTGCCGTTCTGAGGGGGGTGGCCATGCTCGATTACAACTCACGCCCCAAATTCTTTGAGCAGGTCACGGCCGTCATCGACGAAGCGCTGACCGCCGAGCATGCGTCCCGAACGCCGCGCAGTTATTTGGGCGCTTCACGCCTCGGCGTCGCATGCGAGCGCGCGCTGCAGTACGAGTACGCCCAGGCCCCGGTCGATCCGGGACGCGAACTGCCCGGCCGGGTGCTGCGGATCTTCGAGGTCGGGCACTCACTGGAAGCGTTGGCGATCCGTTGGCTGCGGCTGGCCGGGTTCGATCTCCATACCGAAAAGGCCGACGGCGGGCAGTTCGGCTTCTCGGTGGCCGGCGGCCGCATCCAGGGCCATGTGGACGGCATCCTGGCCGGCGGTCCCGAGACGCTGGGCCTTGCGTATCCCGCACTGTGGGAATGCAAGACCATGAACGCCCGCGCCTGGCGAGAGACGGTCAAGCGCGGCGTGTCTCAGGCCAAGCCGGTCTACGCCGCCCAGATCGCCGTCTACCAAGCCTACATGGAGGCGAGCGTTCCCGGCATCTCGCAAAACCCCGCGCTCTTTACCGCCATCAACAAGGACACCCAAGAACTCTGGTTCGAGCGGGTACCGTTCGACGGCGGACTCGCCCAGCGCATGTCGGACTGCGCCGTGCGAATCATCCAGGCCACTGAGGCGGGCGAGCTTCTGCCGCGCCTCGCCACCACGCCGACGCACTACGAGTGCAAAGGCTGCGCGTGGCAGGACCGCTGCTGGAGCCAGGCATGATGGCGGACAACATCATCTGGCTCGATTTCAACGACGCGCCGGACCAACACGCCGTGCCTGAACGGGACACGGAGGCCCTGCGGCGCGGGCTGCTGGATCACCTGGAGGAGGCACTGAAGCACCTGTTCCCGGAAGGGAAGATCCGCGGCAGGCAGTTCTTCATCGGCGACGTCCAGGGCACGCCGGGCAAGAGCCTGGTGGTGACGCTCGACGGCGAGCATCGCGGTCTGTGGAAGGACTTCGCCACCGATGAAGGCGGCGATGCCATCGACCTGTGGGCTGCTGCCCGCGGGCTATCGGCGAAGCGGGATTTTCCGCAAGTTGCCGAGGAGATCGGTCGCTGGCTGGGGCATTCGGTCGCTCCCGCCATCCCTGGCTCCCGCGACACTCGGGCGTCCTGCCCGTCGCCTCAACCCCGGGGCAAGCCCGACCGGAAACGCGCAGAGCCCCATCTGGACGATCTCGGCCCCTATACCGCCAAGTGGGATTATCGGGACGCGGACGGCCAGCTGATCGCCTGCGTCTACCGCTTCGATCCGCCCACCGGTAAGGAGTACCGGCCCTGGGACGTG